CCAACATGGACAACAGCTTCATTAAAACTATATTTTAAAAGTTCTTCACAAGCAACACCAGGTTCATTAATTCATACTAATGAATGGTATTCTGATACTTTTGGAACAACCGGAGCAGAAATTTTCTTATCAAAATCTATAAATTATACTGACCCTACAGGTACAGGAGTAGCTATTGATGTTAATGATAGATTATCATTATCTTTAGCAGTTGATAATGGAGACCATACAGGATATAATATATCAAGTAGTTTAATAGTTACTGAATATAGTATGAGTATTACAAGCTCAACATTAGATGACCCAGGACCTGTTCCAACAATATTTTCAGATTTAACAGATTTTTCTAGAGCATTTGATTGTCAACCTTTATTAAATAATTATCAAAATGATAGATTAAATTCAGTAGTAATGGCTGTTGATTATTCAACAAATATAATGACACCTGTTAATTTTAATGAATTAGTAGTATTCTCAGCTTCTAGAGCAGCCATTCCAGATTCATTTTATTCATCTAAAGCTAATACAATACCTAGATATTTAGGAAGTAGATTAGATTCAGCAAGAATAAATTATTATACTCCAAGTGATACAATTGCAAATGATGGTTTGGGTCAAGTACCAACAATTAACCATACAAATGCTTATATAGGATTCTTTACAGATATTCTAGATCCATATCCAGTAGTAAATAACAAAACTAGTTATTATATAAAATATTTAATTGATAGTGAAGGACAATTGTTTGATCCAGGTTTATCAGCAGCAAGTTATTATAATTTAATTGGTACTTTTAAAGATAGAGATGGATTCCTTCCTTCAGAAACAGAAACTATCCAAACAGTAGCAACTAATGTTTCAGCTGCTGTAAGAAAACCACAAAATAGAACGGGAGAATTAGCACCAGAATTAGCAAGATTAGAATCATATGCGGGTGTATATAGATCAGGTGTAAATCCAATACCAGTTATTTATAGCCAAACAAGTAGTAATGGTTATGTTAATGAAATTCCATTTACAGGATCAGGAATATTAACTTCAGGTGATTTATCTAATTATTCAGATTATGCCTTTATAGCATCTTCTGAAGTATCATTTCCAATTGGTAATGCTTCAGGTGTAGGAGCTGCAGGAACTAGATTTTTATCAAGTTCTGCTTATTTACCTGCTAAAACATCAAACCAATCATATGGTGGTGTTCCTATTAGTGAAGGTGGAGATTATTCAACTGGAGGAGTTCCAGTATTTATATCCCCAACAAATATAACTAGTATAGGACAAATAGCAACATCTAGTTATAGTCCAACATCAGTTACAGGATCGATGTTTTTCTTAGGTAAAAACCCAGCATTAGGGGGTCAAAGTTTATTTGATGCAAATACACCAGGTTACCCAAATAACCCATCAACTTTAGCTCAAGGACAAGCCTTAAGTGATGAATACACTATTTATACAACTTTTACATTTTACACAACAGGATTACCTTTTAGATCATCTGGAGCAAGTTTTGGTAGTCGTATTGGAAATGGAAATACATTAGGACATTTTCAAATGTGTTTAATGAGAGGAGATAATGCTGAAGATTTTGGAGTTAATTCATTTGCAACAAGGTTAAAAATAATAATTGAAAATGTAGAACTAAAAATACAGAAAAATATAGCTGCAAGTTTAGATAACGCTCAATATTTAAATGTTAGTGCCCTCAACACTCCTAATGCTAAATCATGGTCACAACCATCTCCTAATGGAGTAAGAGCAAATATATTTAATCTAGAATTTATAGGAGATTATTTAAGAGATTCTATTTTAAATGCTGGTGGTGATGAGGATGATTGGGTAGGAGATCCAGATAGTACAACGGGTGGTGGTAATGATGGAGTTGGTGGTGATAGAAGATACCAATGGACAATAAGTGTAAGAAGTAATGAAACATTAGAATCAGGTTACTTTTATAGATGGCAAATGGGTGGGTATATTAATAATTTTAATCAAACAAGTCAAGATTATTGGACAAGTAATGGTAGATGGCAAAGAGGATTTATGCCTAATATCCCAGGCCAAGGAATAACTTCAGATTTAGTACAACAAAGATTAGAAGTAAGAGGTTTAAAAACAGCAGCAGCCCAAGGATTTAATAGAGCACCTTCAACTTATTTCTTCTTATCAGGATCAGGTAGAACACAACAAAATGGAGTACCTTATATTCCACCAACAGCAGAACCATTTGGTAGTGGTAGTGTATTGTTAATGTCATCATCAATATTAAATGATGCTTACAATAATAATTTTGCAGCTGGAGATTTAGATTATGAACAAGGACCTAATGCTAATTTTCCATTTAACCAAGAACCAGATTTTATTACATTCCCTCCAATTCCTGTAGATTTTGATATTAGAATAGGAGATGAAATTAGATTTGAAAATGATGAATCATTATCATATAGAATTGTAGGACCAACACCACAACCAAAAAGTATTGTTGAAACATTTGATATGGTAGGAACCCAAGGTAATGGTTCGAAAAAAGCAATGTTAAGATTAGAGTTAGATGGTATTGTACCACCTTCTACAAATGTAGACTTTTTCTTAATAAGAAGGTTTGAGAATTCAAGAAATCTTGTTATATTGGATCAACAAAAACCTTATGGTGTAATAAGAACAGGATCTGTATTAGAAGTAGAAAAATCATCAGCTCCTGGAATTTTAAGACCTGAGTTTTTAATACCAGAATTAAATGGAAGTCCAGATAAGATATTTGATGATTTACTAGAAAAGAAAATTTTAACTTAATAATGATAAGAATATTTACTTTTATCATATTTATAACATATATAACAATATTTATATAAAAACACAACATGGGATACTTAAATAATAACATAATTACAGTTGATGCTATTCTTACTAAAAAAGGTAGAGAAACATTAGCTAAAAACGATGGTTCATTCAGAATCACACAATTTGCTTTAGGAGATGATGAAATTGATTACACATTATATAATGTAAATCATCCTTCAGGTTCTGCTTACTATGGTCAAGCCATAGATGGAATGCCTTTATTAGAAGCATTTCCTTTAGAACAACAAATAATGAAATATAAATTGGTAACTTTACCAAGAGGAACAGCTAAAATGCCTATACTAGATTTAGGTTTTTCAGCAATTACTTTACAACAAGGTGCTCAATTAGCAGTTACTCCTCAAACATTAAATTATTTAGGTAATGACCAAATATTTGAAACAAGTGGATATGTAGCAACTATTGCAGATGTAAGAACAATGGCAACTTATGAAGGAGTAGGAATTAGTTCAGCTGCAGCAACAGCTCAAAATTCAACTTCAACAACAACATTAGGAACCAACGTTTCATCAACAGTAATTGGTACACAAATTAATTTAAGAGCTACTACAATTAATACATTATTTGGTAGTAATTCAACATTATTAACTACTTTAACAGTAATAGGATTAGATAGTGGTGCTAGAGCAACAGTACCTGTAACAATAACTAAAGTAGCAACTACATAAAAACAAAATAAATGAGCTTTAAAAGACTAGACCCAGAAGATTTTTTAACAAGTGCTCAAGCAGTATCACAAACTGTTTGGTCCAATAACGCCTATACTTTAGAACAATTTTTTACATCTTCTACTCAAGCGGCTTCCGTTTCAGGTAAATATTATTTAAATGTGTATAATACAGCTTCAAATTTAGATGGTGCTGTTACACAATTTAATGTAGCATTTGGTGATTCAACAGGAAGAGGAACAGTATTATATAATTCAGATGTTGCAGGTTATTCTCCAAGTAGAACAATATATGGTCAATATAGATCATTAATGTTAGAAGATGAAAATGCTGAATTTAACTTTGGAGGAGTTGAAAGTACTTATTTTTATGCTGTAAGTATTGAAAGATCAAGATATAAAGAAAGTTTATTACCAGGAAGTTTAAATTTATTTTTAAGTGGTAGTTCAACAGCAGCGGGTACATTAACAAATTTACAATTAACTGATAATTCTGGTATGGTAACAACACCATCATATTTTGGTGTACAACCTTATTATCAAATTATTAGTGGTTCTGGAGGTATAGCTTATAATAAAACATCAGGTACAAATAGTAATAATAGTGGTTATACTAGAGAATCAGGATCATATGGTTTATTTTTCCCAGATACAGCTACTTTATTATTAAATGGATCAGCTTTAGATTTAGCAGATAATATGGGTATTAGTTTAACTACAGGATTAGCAGATAATTCAGATCAAGATAACCCAGCTAAATTATCCGAAGCTATTTCAGGTAGTGCTCGATTCCAAATGAATTGTCAAGAAACAATAACATCAGATTTTGTATTTATTAGAGCAAGAAATTCAGAATTTAATTACTCAGAAAATCCTTCATTTATATCAGGTTCAACTGGTGAAGTAATTTTTAATTATTTTATTAATAACCCACAAGTATATCCTACAACAATTGGTTTATACAACGATGGAAATGATTTATTAGCAGTTGCTAAATTATCAAGACCAATATTAAAAGATTTTACAAAAGAAGCTTTAGTAAGAGTTAAATTAGATTTTTAAAAATGAATGGCGGCTTTCAAACAATTCAATGCACAAGATATATTAATATCTCCACTGGAGGTAAATAAAAATTTTTCTTTTCAAGGAGATTCTGAGCTAACAGCCTCTAATGTTGGAATTGATAGGTTTTATGGAACTAATGTAAATATAACAGGATCAGGAGGAACAGGTTATATTACTCCTTTATCACAATCATCAGTTTACAATTCAGCAAAAGAATTATATTATTCAAATTATATATCTTCAAGTTATGGTGATAGTATTACTACAGCTAGTGTAATATTAGGTTCGAATCCTTCAGGAGATGTATTAGTAGGACCAAATAGTTCAAGAGGTAGATATTATAATTATTTAAATACTACTTTAACACAATCTAGATCTTTTCCAACATCATCAGATGAACATATTTTAACATGGTCAATTCCATCTAAATTATATGGTGATTTTATACAACCAGAATCTTTTATATTAGAATTTAATAATATTGGTGGAGCAGTAAATGCCGAAATTACAGATGATGGTAATGGTAATCTATTATCAGCAAGTGTTAATGTTGGTAATATTATATACCAACATGGTATAGCGATATTAACACAACAAGAATTTGAATCCCAAAGTTTAGAAACAATGTATTCAAGTTCTAATGTTACTTGTTCATTTTCAAGTTCATTTGAAATATTAGAAACACAATATAAATGTACTATAACAGAAGAAGAATTTAATTATTCTTTAAATAATAGTGTAATTTCAGGTAGTACCGGTAATACCTTATATGATTATGCAACATCATCATTTTTTGAACCATATATAACAACAGTAGGAATGTATAACGAACAATATGAATTATTAGCAGTAGGTAAATTAGCTCAACCTTTACCTTCTTCTAGAACAACAGATACAACAATTTTAGTAAATATAGATAGGTAGCAATATTTATAACAAATAATCACTATGCCCAAAACATTATCAAATACAGGAATTGCATTTAATGAACCTATTTACGCGGCTAATGTGACTCAATCTATAGATGCTTTTACAGCAACTGAAGCATATCAAGTTGATATTTCAGGTTCTTTATCAGTAACAGGTGCAGTATCAATTACTGGTGTAGGTTCTACTGGTTTTAAATTTATTAATTTACCTGATGGAAATTTTACTAATGTATTAGTAAATCAACCATCAACAGGATATACTTATGTAACAGGATCTGCAGGATTAAATGTAGGTAACGTTACATTAACACGAAACGAAACAACCCCATCAGGAGTGGTGGGACAATTAATGGCTAGTGGTAGTGCCACAGCTTGTAAGTTATATTTTCATAATGGAACTGAATTTAAAGAAATAGCATTCGTATAATAAAGAAAAATCTGTGAAGAATTTAAAACAAATATTTACATCAGGAAGTGATCAGATAGATCAGGGGTATACTATTGAATCATGGCACGTATCTCAATCAGTAGCTGCTTTAACAGGACAAGAAGCATATGAAATAACAATTTCAGGTTCTCTTATAGTAACTGGTTCAACTGCTTTTGATGGTGAGGTAGATATGCCTGCTTTAACAGAAACTTCAGATGCAGGTTTTAAAGTAGTTTTAACAGATACTTCAACAGGTAAATTATTTTATACAGGTTCATTTCCAGGTAGTGGTCAAGATGGAACATCAGGATCAAGTGGTACTTCAGGTACAGATGGAACTAGTGGATCTTCAGGAACTTCAGGTACAGATGGAACAAGTGGATCTTCAGGTGCAAGTGGTACTTCAGGTACAAGTGGTACAACAGGAGCAGATGGAGATAAATATGCAACAACTTCAACAACATCTCATGTATTAGGAGATGCAGGATCATTAGTAGTAGGAACTGGTTTAGCATATACAGTAGGTCAAAGAATTAAAATTGTTTATGATGTAAGCAATTTCCAAATAAGTTTAGTTACAGGATATGATACAGGAACTGGAAGTATAACTTTTGCAGCTCCTACATCAACAACAGGATCAGGTACTTATACTTCATGGTCTGTTAATTTAGATGGAGCAGCAGGTGGAGATGGTTCTTCAGGTACTAGTGGTACTTCAGGAACAGCAGGTTCAAGTGGTTCATCAGGTACAACAGGAACTTCAGGTTCAAGTGGAACTTCAGGTACAGATGGTACTTCAGGATCATCAGGTGCACAAGGTACAGGTGGTACTTCAGGTACAAGTGGATCTTCAGGACGATCAGATACATATGCTACTACTTCTACCACAAGCTTTACTTTAGGAAATTCAGGTACAATAACAGTAGGAATTAATTTAGCATATACTGTAGGACAAAGTGTTCTTATTGTTCATAATGTTAGTAATTATCAAACATCCCAAATAACTTCATATGATACCGATTCAGGTGTAATGCAGTTTGGAGCCCCAACTGAAACAGTAGGTTCAGGAACATATTCTTCTTGGGTTATTAACTTAGCAGGTTCAGCAGGTGGAGATGGTTCTTCAGGAACATCAGGATCTTCAGGATCTTCAGGTACAAGTGGAAGTTCAGGAACTTCAGGTTCAAGTGGTACTACTGGTACAAGTGGATCTTCAGGACTATCAGGTACATCAGGTACTTCGGGTTCATCAGGAACTTCTGGAACATCAGGTACAGATGGTACTTCAGGTTCAAGTGGCTCATCAGGAACAACAGGAACAGATGGAACATCAGGTAGTTCAGGATCAAGTGGTCAAGTAAATCAAGGTATAACTTATGGTTTTAGTACTAATACTAGTACAAATGCTACATTAGAAAAAGAAATTAGGTTTAATAGTGGAACTTATGGATCAGTTACAACAATAGCTGTATCACAATTAGATTATAATAATTTAGATCAATCAACAAGATTATCTAATGCTAACATCTCTAATTTAGTAATAAACCAAGAAACAGCAAATTCAGCTTCATTTAATGCACAAGTAACTAATATATCTAATGATACAGGTGATAGTGGAGAAATAACAATATTTACAGTTACTTCAGTAGGATTTACTAATGCTTTTGCAAATGAAGAAAGAATAGTACTTCAATTATCATATGGAACTAATGGTACATCAGGTTCAAGTGGAACCTCTGGATCATCAGGTACATCAGGTTCAGATGGTACTTCAGGATCTTCAGGTACAACAGGTACAGATGGAACCTCAGGATCTTCAGGTACAACAGGTACAGATGGAACTTCAGGTTCATCAGGAAGCTCAGGTACCTCAGGTAGTTCAGGTTCATCTGGAACATCAGGAAATGATGGTACAAGTGGTAGTTCAGGAGCAGATGGAACTAGTGGATCTAGTGGTACATCAGGTTCTTCAGGAACAAGTGGTTCAAGTGGTACTTCAGGAAGTTCAGGAACAACAGGATCCGATGGTACTTCAGGTTCAAGTGGATCTTCAGGATCTAGTGGTTCAGATGGTACAAGTGGATCTAGTGGTTCAAGTGGAACATCAGGTTCTTCAGGAACTTCAGGTTCAGATGGAACATCTGGTAGTTCAGGAACAACAGGAACAGATGGTACTTCAGGTTCATCAGGATCAAGTGGTTCATCAGGATCTTCAGGTTCAAGTGGAAGTTCAGGATCAGATGGAACAAGTGGTTCATCAGGTTCTTCAGGATCAGATGGTACAAGTGGATCATCAGGTTCAAGTGGTACCGATGGTACTTCAGGTAGTTCAGGTTCTTCAGGAACAGATGGTACATCAGGTTCATCAGGATCTTCAGGAACAACAGGAACTGATGGTACATCAGGTACTTCAGGTTCATCAGGAACTTCTGGTACAAGCGGTAGTTCAGGTACATCAGGAACAAGTGGTACATCAGGATCAAGTGGAACTAGTGGTTCAGATGGTACATCAGGTTCTTCGGGAGCAGATGGTTCATTTGGAGGTGCAGCATTTGACTACACATTCTCAGATTCAACTGTAGGAGCAGATCCAGGAACAGGATTAATTAGATTAAATGATACTCCTCAAAACACATCAACTGAAATGTATATTGACATTTTAGATGATAATGGAGTAACAATACAAGGATTTTTAGAATCAATAGACGCGTCTACATCAGCAGTTAAAGGACACGTAAGAATTTCAAATAGAGCAGACGCAACCCAATTTATATTATTTAGTATATCTGATTTAACAGATAATACAGGTTGGTGGACAATAGATATAAATGATCAATCATTTTCAGAGGCTTCACCATTTTCAAATGCAGAAGATATTGTAGTTGCTTTTGTTACTACAGGTGATAGAGGAGATGATGGTACAAGTGGATCTTCAGGTTCATCAGGAACATCAGGAACTTCAGGAACAAGTGGTACTTCAGGTTCTTCAGGAACAAGTGGAACTAGTGGTACATCAGGTACTTCAGGTACATCAGGTTCTAGTGGAACAAGTGGTTCAGATGGAACCAGTGGTTCATCAGGAACTACAGGAACAGATGGAACAAGTGGCTCAAGTGGATCTTCAGGATCTAGTGGTTCAGATGGAACAAGTGGATCTTCAGGATCTAGTGGTTCATCAGGTTCAAGTGGATCAGATGGAACTAGTGGTTCAAGTGGTTCAAGTGGAACTTCAGGTTCAAGCGGATCTTCAGGTTCAAGTGGTAGCTCAGGATCAGATGGTACTTCAGGATCTAGTGGATCTTCAGGTACTTCAGGTTCATCAGGTACTTCAGGTACATCAGGAACAAGTGGTTCAGATGGAACAAGTGGATCTTCAGGAACTTCAGGTACAGATGGAACATCCGGAAGTTCAGGTTCATCAGGAACAACAGGAACAGATGGAACAAGTGGTACTTCAGGTTCATCTGGTACATCAGGTACTTCAGGTTCATCAGGAACTAGTGGTTCATCAGGTTCTTCAGGATCAGATGGTACAAGTGGTTCATCAGGATCTTCAGGATCAAGTGGTACAGATGGTACTTCAGGAACAGATGGAACTTCAGGTTCATCTGGTTCAAGTGGAAGTTCAGGAACAAGCGGATCTTCAGGATCTTCAGGTTCAAGTGGATCTTCAGGATCAGATGGTACATCAGGTTCTTCAGGAGCAGATGGTACTTCAGGAACAGATGGAACTTCAGGTTCATCTGGTTCAAGTGGGTCAAGTGGTACAGATGGTACTTCAGGAAGTTCTGGTTCTTCAGGAACAAGTGGATCAAGTGGTTCATCAGGTTCAAGTGGAACAAGTGGATCAGATGGAACATCAGGTTCAAGTGGTAGTTCAGGTTCAGATGGTACAAGTGGTTCATCAGGATCTTCAGGTTCATCAGGATCTTCAGGATCAGATGGAACAAGTGGTTCTTCAGGTAGTTCAGGAACTTCAGGATCAAGTGGTTCAAGTGGATCTTCGGGTTCATCAGGAGCAGATGGTTCATTTGGTGGTGCTACTTTCGATTATACTTTTGAAGATTCAACTGTAGGAGCAGATCCAGGAACTGGAAAAGTTAGATTAAATGCTACTCCTCAAAATACATCAACTGAAATGTATGTTGATATTACAGATGATGATGGAACTAGTATACAATCATTCCTAGAAACAATAGACAGTTCGACCTCAGCTGTAAAAGGTCATGTTAGAATAGCAAATAGAACAGATGCAACTCAATTTATACTATTTTCAATTTCAGACCTAACAGATAATACAGGTTGGTGGACAATAGATATTGCTAATCAAGCATCTTCAGCTGCTTCGCCATTCTCAAATGCAGAAGATGTAACGTTAGCATTTGTAGTAACAGGTGATGCAGGAACAAGTGGTTCAAGTGGAACTAGTGGATCAAGTGGATCAAGTGGTTCTTCAGGTTCAGATGGAACAAGCGGATCTTCAGGAACTTCAGGAACAACAGGTACTGCAGGTACAGATGGTACATCAGGATCAAGTGGTTCATCAGGTTCTTCAGGATCAGATGGAACAAGTGGTTCTAGTGGTTCATCAGGTACTTCAGGATCAAGTGGTTCATCAGGTACTTCAGGTTCAGATGGCACATCAGGATCTTCAGGTACTTCAGGTACAACAGGAACAGATGGAACTTCAGGTTCAAGTGGTAGTTCAGGTTCTGATGGTACTTCAGGTAGTTCAGGATCTAGTGGTTCAGATGGAACATCAGGTTCATCAGGCAGTTCAGGATCATCAGGTTCAGATGGTACTTCAGGTTCATCTGGAACAAGTGGATCTTCAGGTACATCAGGTTCATCAGGAACAAGTGGTGTAGCTACTATAACAAGAAATGTAGCTGGGGATATATTATTTTCAACTGGTACATCAGTAGTATCAAGTTCAGCTGAATTAACATTTTTAAATAGAGCATTTGAAGTAATGTCAGGTTCAAATGTATTATTACATGCTGGATCATTTTCAGAAGGAAATGGTAGTGTAGGAATTGGAACAAGATACCCAGAAGCTAATTTACACGTAAGTGGTAGTGAAAATGTACAAGTTAAAATAGAAAGTTATACTTCCAATGTAAAATTAAGAATGATAGATCCGAATGGAGTAGGAGGTACATTATCTTACTTTGGTACTGGTGATACATTTGGTGTAGGACAATCAACTACACATAATGATTTAGCAATTCTAATTAATAATTCAGAACAAGTAGGAATACAAACCGCAGGAACAACTTTAGAAGAAGATTTTACTGTAAATGGAAATATGCAGTTGCCAAATGGTAATATGGTAACATGGGCAGCTTTAGGTGGTGGTAATAGTCAAGAAGTATACATTGAAGGTAGTCATGCTTTAAAAAGAGTAATAATAGGAGTTGATACTTCACAAAATGATAGATATACATTTGATGAAGTAGGATTAAACATTAAAGGTACAGATCCTACAAATGCTTTATCTATAAATGGGGCAATTGATTTCACAGCAGGAGCTTCAGCAGGTAATTTCTCAGGTAGTATGAGTTATGTTGAAAATACAGATGCTGATCCAGGAGATGAAACAGTAGCAACTTTTGATAGAACAAAATATATGGCTGCATTTTTAGATTATGCTGTAACAGATAATACAGGTGCTTATCCAGGTGGAAGTAATTTAAGAGCAGGTACTATTACTTTAATAACTAATAGAGATCCAGGTGTATCAGGTGAAACTACTTTTACAGATGTTTCTACAGTATCAATTGGAGATACTAGTGGTGTAGTATTTAGTACTGTAGATAGTGGTAATAACTGTAGTATTCAAGTATCCGTTCCTACAAACAATTGGAGAGTTAAAGGTCATTTAAGACTACTGTAACAACACAACTTTTTTATATATTTATAATCGACCTTTTGGATATTGAAAAGAGGAAAAGACTATGGCATATAATAAATTTGTAACTAGAAAAGGATATCAATCCTTAGAAGATTCTGAAATCACAGGATCTTTAGCAATCACCGGATCAAACCCATTAATATTATCAGAAGCAGGACTTCCAAGTAAACCTAGTGAAGATACAATATTAGTAATTAGTACTGATGGTGTTGTAGGTACAAGAGAAGCAGCGTCTTCCTCAGGAACATCAGGTTCAAGTGGTAGTTCAGGTTCAGATGGAACAAGTGGTTCATCTGGAACTTCTGGATCTTCAGGTACTTCAGGTACAGCAGGAACAGATGGTTCAAGTGGTTCAGATGGTACTTCAGGATCAAGTGGTTCAAGTGGTTCTTCAGGAACATCAGGTTCATCAGGTACTTCAGGTACTGCAGGAACAGATGGTTCAAGTGGTTCAGATGGGACTTCTGGTTCAAGTGGATCTTCAGGAACTTCAGGTTCTTCAGGTACATCAGGTACTTCAGGTACAGCAGGAACAGATGGTTCAAGTGGTACAGACGGTACTTCAGGTAGTTCAGGATCTTCAGGTTCAGATGGTACTTCAGGTTCATCAGGTTCTTCAGGAACAAGTGGTTCTTCAGGAACTTCAGGAACAAGTGGTTCATCAGGAACTAGTGGTACAAATGGAACTAGCGGTACATCAGGTTCAAGTGGTTCATCAGGTTCTTCAGGAGCAGATGGTTCATTCGGTGGTGCTACATTTGATTATACATTCAATTCATCAACAACATCTGCAGATCCAGGAACAGGTAAAGTAGCATTAAATAATTCAACAAATCAAAAAAATTCAACAGCAGCTTATATTAGTGGAACGGATGATGATGGAACTGACATTCAATCCTTTTTACAAACAATAGACAGTTCTACCTCAGCTATTAAAGGTCACATAAGAATAGCTAATAGAACGGATGCAACACAATTTTTATTATTCTCAATATCAGATTTAGAAGATCAAGGAGATTGGTGGGTAATTGATATAGCAGGGCAAGCATTTTCAACGGGATCACCATTTACAAACTTAGAGGATGTAACTTGTGCTTTTGTAGTAACTGGTGATTCAGGTACTTCAGGTTCATCTGGATCAAGTGGTTCATCAGGATCTTCAGGATCAGATGGAACAAGTGGTTCAAGTGGTAGTTCAGGTACTTCAGGTTCTTCAGGAACAAGTGGAGATACAGGTACAAGTGGTTCAGATGGAACTTCAGGTAGTTCAGGATCATCAGGTTCAGATGGTACAAGTGGATCTAGTGGTTCAAGTGGTACTAGTGGTTCTTCAGGAACTAGTGGTTCATCAGGAACTTCAGGTGATTCAGGAACATCAGGATCAGATGGAACAAGTGGCTCAAGTGGATCTTCAGGTTCATCAGGATCAAGTGGAACAAGTGGCTCATCAGGAACAAGTGGAAGTTCAGGACAAACTATTATAGCACCTAACACCTATTTATATGATTTTTCAACAGAAATAACAGGTAATCCAGGAACAGGAGTAATTAGGTTAGATGATGCTACACAGGGTGATGCAACTCAAATATGGATTAATAATACAGATGCAGAGGGTAATACTTTTCCTATAAATAGTGTTACAGAAAATACTATTTTAACAATTAGAGAAAAAATTGACGAACTGTTTTTAACATTTCAATGTACTGGACCAGTTACAACAGCTGCAACATATGCTAGAATCCCAGGTTCAGTTTTATCAATAAGTGGTACTGATCCTTTTGCAGATGGAGATGATATTTTTATAGGATTTGTAATTGGAGGAACTTCAGGTACTTCAGGTTCTTCAGGATCAAGTGGTTCATCAGGATCAAGTGGTTCTAGTGGTACTTCAGGAAGTAGTGGTTCATCAGGTTCAGATGGAACAAGTGGTAGTTCAGGTTCAAGTGGATCTTCAGGTACAAGTGGATCAGATGGTACATCAGGTTCTTCAGGAACTAGTGGTTCATCAGGATCTTCAGGATCTTCAGGTTCAGATGGAACATCTGGAAGTTCAGGAACAACAGGAACAGATGGTACTTCAGGTTCTTCAGGTACTTCAGGTACTTCAGGTACAGCAGGAACAGATGGTTCTTCAGGAACTAGTGGTTCATCTGGATCTTCTGGTTCATCAGGATCTTCAGGATCTAGTGGATCAAGTGGTTCTAGTGGTACTTCAGGATCAAGTGGTAACTCAGGTAACTATGGTGGATTAACTTATCCATTTACATATAATATAAACTATTCCGACCCAAGTAGTGGTGGTATAGTAATGAATAATAATACTCAAGCATCAGCAACTCAAATAAAAATATCTGAGATAGATTCAGATGGAAATACTAGAGCAACTTTCGAATCAGGAGATGTTTTAGCAATATCAAAATTATACGATAATACAAAATTTATACAATTTTTAGTAGGAAATACTACTGATAGTGGTACATTTACAACAGCTGCTGTTACTCAAATAGGAGCATCTGCAACAACACCATTTACAGATGAAGATACATTATTAGTTTCTATTTCATATTCAGGAGCAGATGGATCTTCAGGTTCATCAGGTACAAGTGGTTCAAATGGTTCTTCAGGATCTTCAGGAACATCAGGTTCATCAGGAACAAGTGGATCATCAGGTACTTCTGGTACATCAGGTTCAAATGGTACTGATGGAACTTCAGGATCTTCAGGTGCTTCAGGAACATCAGGTTCAGATGGTTCATCTGGAACATCAGGTTCTTCAGGTACAAGTGGTAGTTCAGGTACATCAGGGAATTCAGGTTCATCAGGTTCAAGTGGAAGTTCAGGAACTTCAGGTTCATCAGGAACAAGTGGAACAGATGGTACTTCAGGATCCTCAGGATCTTCAGGAACATCAGGTAATTCAGGATCTTCAGGATCAAGTGGATCTAGTGGTTCAGATGGTACAAGTGGATCTAGTGGTTCATCAGGTACTTCTGGTTCTTCAGGTTCATCAGGATCAAGTGGTTCATCAGGATCAAGTGGTTCAAGTGGTACTAGTGGATCAAGTGGTTCAAGTGGATCTTCAGGTTCATCAGGAGCAGATGGTTCATTTGGTGGTGCTACATTTGATTATACTTTTGACACAAGCACATCAGCTACAGATCCAGGAACAGGACAAGTAAGATTAAACCAAGCAGTACAAAGAAATTCAACAGCAGGGTACATAGACATAACGGATGATAATGGTACTTCTATACAATCGTTCTTAGAAACGGTAGATTCATCAACATCAGCAGTTAAGGGTCACATAAGAATAGCTAATAGAACAGATGCAACACAATTCTTATTATTTGCTATTAGTGACTTAGAAGATAATACAGGATGGTGGACATTAGAATTAAGTAATGAAGCTTTTTCAACAGCAACACCATTTACAGATGGAGAAGATGTAACTTGTGCCTTTGTAGTAACAGGTGATTCAGGAACATCAGGTTCAAGTGGAACAAGCGGATCATCTGGTTCATCAGGTTCTTCAGGTTCAAATGGATCTTCAGGATCAAGCGGAACTAGTGGTAGCTCAGGAACATCAGGTTCTAGTGGTTCTTCAGGTTCATCAGGTTCAGATGGTACTTCAGGTTCATCAGGAGCTACAGGTTCATCAGGAACAAGTGGTAATTCAGGATCAAGTGGTTCTTCAGGAACTTCAGGTTCAAGTGGAACTAGTGGATCATCAGGTACTTCAGGTACAACAGGTACAGCAGGAACAGATGGTTCATCTGGAAGTAGTGGTTCATCAGGAACTAGTGGTTCATCAGGAACATCAGGTTCAAGTGGATCTTCAGGTTCATCAGGATCAAGTGGATCTTCAGGTACAAGTGGTTCATCAGGTACATCAGGAACAAGTGGATCTTCGGGTTCATCAGGAACAAGTGGTGTAGCTACAATTGCAAATAATGTAATTTATAGAGTAACAACTGCTACAGGAGTATCAGGTGAATTAACAGCAAATCCTAATTTAATATTTTCAGCTTCAACAAAATTAACAGTATCAGGTTCAGCAGCAGCTGATCCAACTAAAACAGTTTTTGACGTTCAAGGAAGTCAAGGGCAATTATTTTCAGTAACAGATGATTTAACAGGAACAGTATTTGCAGCATCTGACATATCAGGTGTTCCAATATTATCTGTTAGTGGTTCAGGTTTAGTTAGTGTAGATGGTAGATTAGAAGGTACATCAACTACTACAGCTTCATTTGCACATATGGAATTAACAGCACTACCAGGTATATCAGACAACACAGTATTAGTTGTAGATACAGATGGTAGAGTAGGTACAAAAGAAGCAGCAGCTTCAAGTGGTACTTCAGGTTCAAGTGGATCTAGTGGTTCATCAGGTTCTTCTGGATCATCAGGATCTTCAGGATCAAGTGGTTCAAGTGGATCTAGTGGATCTTCAGGAACATCTGGTTCATCAGGAACAAGTGGCTCATCAGGTTCTAGTGGTTCGTCAGGATCAAGTGGTTCAGATGGTACTTCAGGTTCATCAGGAGCTACAGGTAATTCAGGTTCAAGTGGTTCTTCAGGAACATCAGGTTCTTCAGGAACATCGGGAACATCTGGAACATCAGGTAACTCAGGTTCATCAGGATCATCAGGTTCAGATGGTACAAGTGGTTCATCAGGAACTTCAGGTGGAATTGGTGATTCAGGTTCAAGTGGATCAAGTGGTTCATCAGGATCAAGTGGAACAAGTGGATCTAGTGGTACTTCAGGTTCATCAGGAGCTACAGGTTCATCAGGAACAAGTGGTAATTCAGGTTCAAGTGGATCTTCAGGTACTTCAGGTTCTTCAGGAACAAGTGGTACAAGTGGATCATCAGGAACAAGTGGTAATTCAGGATCTAGTGGTTCATCAGGTACATCAGGTAATTCTGGATCAAGTGGATCTTCAGGTACTTCAGGTTCTTCAGGAACATCAGGATCAAGTGGTTCATCAGGTTCTAGTGGTTCAAGTGGTTCATCAGGATCATCAGGATCATCAGGATCAAGTGGTTCATCAGGTTCAAGTGGTTCAAGTGGATCTTCAGGTTCAAGTGGAGCAGATGGTTCGTTTGGTGGTGCTACTTTTGATTATACATTCGATACAAGCACATCAGCTACAGATCCAGGAACAGGACAAGTAAGATTAAATAACGCAACACAAAGAAATTCTACAAATGTTTATATAGATATAACTGATGATGATGGTACTTCTATACAGTCATTTTTATCAACAATTGATTCAGCAACATCAGCTGTTAAAGGACATATTAGAATAGCTAATAGAACAGATGCAACACAATTCTTATTATTTGCTATAACAAATACAGAAGATAATACAGGTTGGTGGACATTATCAGTAACAAATAGTGCATATTCAGCAGCTTCACCATTTTCAGATGGAGAAGATGTAACTTGTGCCTTTGTAGTAACAGGTGATGCAGGAACAAGTGGATCCTCGGGTACATCAGGTTCATCAGGATCAAGTGGTTCAAGTGGATCTAGTGGTTCATCTGGTTCATCTGGAACATCAGGTTCTTCAGGAACAAGTGGAAGCTCAGGTACATCAGGTAATTCTGGCTCAAGTGGATCATCAGGTACTTCAGGTTCATCTGGTACAAGTGGTTCATCAGGAACTAGTGGTAATTCAGGTTCATCAGGATCTTCAGGATCTTCAGGATCAGATGGAACAAGTGGTTCATCAGGTGCTAATGGTACTTCAGGAACATCAGGTAACTCAGGTTCTTCAGGATCTAGTGGATCTTCAGGAACATCAGGTTCAAGTGGAAACAGTGGTACATCAGGTTCATCAGGAACTTCAGGTAATTCAGGTTCTTCTGGATCAAGTGGTTCATCAGGTTCATCAGGTTCAAGTGGTACATCAGGATCATCTGGTAATTCAGGAACTTCAGGATCATCTGGTAATTCAGGAACATCAGGATCTTCAGGTACAAGTGGTCAACAAGGTGATCCAGGTTCTGATGGAACAAGTGGTTCATCAGGTACATCAGGTATAACAATTGCGGGTACATCAGGTTCTTCAGGAACATCAGGATCTTCAGGTTCATCAGGTTCAAGTGGAACAAGTGGTACTGCAACAATAACTAATGCTGGTAGTAATAGGGTAATGACATCAGTAAGTGGTGTTACTTTAAATGCTGAAGCAAATTTATTATTTAGTGGTACTAAATTAAATTATGCAGATCTTCCATTTAGTATAGGACCATCTGGTGGAAACTTAGTATATAATATTGATGATGATGATACTGGTTTTAGAGTTAATGGATTTGGTGGAAATGGATTAATGGGACTTGATGAAGGTTATATGTTCTTTAGTGGTGGTGGTTTAATTGTTGGTGGTACTACAGCTACAACTACTACTGGATTAATTAGAGCTACAAATGATGTAATAGCCTTCTATTCATCAGATAGAAGATTAAAAACTAATATAGTAAATATACCAAATGCTTTAGAAAAAGTAAGTATGTTAAATGGTGTTACATTTGATTGGAAAGAATTTGAAGCTAATAAAAATAAAGAAATACATGCTAATGAAGGACATGATGTAGGTATTATAGCTCAAGAAGTAGAAGCAATATTTCCAGAAATAGTTGATAATAGAGAAAATGGATATAAAGCCGTTAAATATGATAGATTAGTAGCAGTATTAATTGAAGCAGTTAAAGAACTAAATGATAAAGTAAAAGAACTGGAAAATAAAATTAAATAAGTTATGGCAGTACCAGCATCAGGACAATTACTATTAAAATATGTAAATAACGAAAGGCTGAATTGTTCCTATAGTAATACTTATTCACCAACAGCTTTTATTGCACCTGCTAGTCTTAGAGGTCAATATTATGCAGGAACTGTTGGTGGTAATGGTAATTCACTTCCAGCTTTAAATACAGATAGCCCAGGATATGCTGGAATAGCTGCTATAGCTGCAGCTTGTTTCAATTTTAGTATGTTTTCTATGCGTACTTATGATCAAGATTATGAACCCCCAGCAACAACATATTGTATTTCATTAAAAGGACAATCAATCTTAACAGATTTCCCAGCAAGTTTATATTCCCAAAATGCATTTTTTATGACTTGTTTACAAAATACATCTAATCAAACTAAATGTAATGCAACTGGTACACAAACAATAGGTTCAACTGGTTATGCAGGTAGTGTTTACAGTGGAGTACCTACTTCATTTAATGGAACTAATTGTTATGCAAGAGCAACTGTTAGAACCTGCTATACAGGTACTACAGTTGATAGTTCAGATTTTGATACAGGATGTTTTACAGAAGGTTTACCTTCTGGTCCTTTCCCAACAGCTATGGGTAATGCTTCAATTGGACAAGCTAGTAGATCAGGAGGTTTTAATGCCTTTTCAAGTGGTATTATTAATAGTGGTTATGGTGCTCCTCCATCAAATGCTACTTGTTATTTTCACTTTCAATTTAGGGGAGTAGGAGCTTAAAATTTTAAAAAAATGTTATATGTCAGAATTAAAAAGAGTAAAATTTACTGAAGAAATATTATACGAGACTGAGAATGCTATTATTATGCTAGATGTTTTTGCTCATAGTGAAAATGCTCATGTAGTAATGCACAATTTTGAACATCCCATAATGGAAGAACATGCCAAGGTTGTTACTAAAAATGGAGGTGATATATTAGAAATAGGTTTTGGTATGGGTATTTTTGCAGATTATGTCCAATCCTCAAGTATTAATTCACACACTATAGTTGAAAATCACCCCCAAATTATTGGTAAATTAATAGATTGGTCTAAAGATAAACCTAATGTAAAAATTATAAGTCAAAGTTGGTATGAAGCTAAAGAAGAAGGTTTATTTGAAAAATATGATGGTATATTTTTTGATACTTATGGTGATGATAAATTTAGATATTGGAAGGATTGTATACAAGATGGAACATTAACTAAAAAAGGAACAGTTCTTAGTTGGTATAATGGTGTAGAAGAATCAACTATAACAACAGAAAAAGCACCATTAAATGGAAATCCCTATAACCACGAAATACCAGATACTTTATATTACCCAATAGAAGTACCAACTCAAAAATATTATAAAGAATTACACACTGGAAGTGTATATTGGATACCTCAAAAAACATTTATATAATAATTTGGATAATTAAAAAACGGTTCGTATATTAGAACTACAATCAAAACTAAATATATGATAGACTATAGTTTAACTTTTTTAAAACAAGGAAATAAAGCTACTACCCCACAATTTATTAATGATGGTTTTAATAATTATGAAATTGATGGTATATTAAAAGATTTAGAAAAAATTGAATATTCTGAAGCTAGTATATTTACTGAAGGTGAAGTTATAAGTGATGAAGAAACTAGAACATCTAGAGTAAAATGGATTCCTCAACGACCTCCCTTTATGCAATTATATGATAAACTTTCTAAATTAATAGAAACATCTAACCAAAGTTTATGGGGTTTTGAATTAGGTTCTATTATAGAACAAATACAATATACTGAATATCATGCAGAGGATAAAGGCCATTATGATTGGCATTTAGATATTGGGAATGATCATTATTCATTACGTAAAATATCTTTAACAGTTCAACTATCAGATCCTAATGATTATGAAGGTGGAATTTTAGAACTCAACCATTCAGGAGATGATTTATCTATATCAGCACCTAAAACTAAAGGATCAGTATTTGTTTTTCCATCTTATTTAAGACATAGAGTAACACCTGTAACTAAAGGTGTAAGAAAATCTTTAGTTTTATGGGTAGGAGGTAATCAATTTAGATAATATGAATATAATATTTAATATTAGTGGTGGTTTAGGCAAAGTTATTTTATCAACTGCTGTAGTAAAAGCTCTTAAGAAAAAATATAAAAACTCAAATATTATAGTATCATCAGGTAGTCCTGATGTTTTTAATAATAATCCTGATGTATATAAATCTTTTCATTTAAATGAAGCAAATGTTTTTTATTCAAAGTTTATAAAAGATCAAAAATGTAAATATTTTACTTTAGATCCATATGATACTTCTGATTTTATAACACAACAACCAATTCATTTAATTAAAATGTGGTGTGATTTATTAGATTTAAAATATGATAATGAACAACCTGAAATATTTCTTTCAAAAGCAGAAATAGATGATTGTAAAAAATACTATAAATTTAATCAACCTATATTTGTTATTCATCCTAATGGAGGATCTATAACTCAACTATATCCTTATTCTTGGACTAGAGACTTACCAGAATGTGTTGTAAATGAAGTATTAAATCATATGGGTCAAACTCATAAATGTTTACATATAAAATCTCCAAACCAAATAAATTATGAAGGGTGTATTCCAATAGAATCACCTTGGAGAAGTATAGCTATATTATTACAAATGTCAGATAAAAGATTATTAATAGATTCATTCTCACAACATTTAGCTAAAGCTTTAAACCTAAAATCAACAGTTTGTTGGATAACTACTAAACCTGAAGTTTTTGGTTATAATCTACATGATAATATTTTAGCAAATAAATTTACAAATCCTCCAAATTATGATAGTTGTAATGTTATGCCAATATCTTTATCGCAAGATGTACATTCTTGCGCATATAATAACTTAGAAGAAATATTTGATATAAATAAAATAATTGACTCCCTTCAAAAAAGTTATTTTGTTGGGTTATCTAGTTCAAACCTTTAATACTTATAATAAATGGGATATATGCCAACAACCGCTACCTGGACTTACCAGGGAAGGGTTATAACATCAATAAAGGATATGCCAGAAGGTACTTACGGATTTATATATGAAGTAGTATATAAACCAACAGACGTAAGATACATTGGAAAAAAAGTCCTTTTCTTTGAAAGAAATAAACGATTAGGTAAAAAGGCTTTAGAAGCTTTACGAGAAGAAAGAGCTAAAAAGGGATTAAGAGGTAGAGTTCCTATTAAACAAAAGGTAATAACTGAATCTGATTGGAAAGATTATTTTGGTTCACAAAAAGAAATTCTTGCTTTATCTAAAGAAGATAATGCCGGTGAAAATTGGGAGAAACATATATTACAATTTGTTCCTAATAAAAAATTACTTACATATTATGAAACCAAATATTTATTTAGAAATGAGGTATTAGAAAATAAGTATAGTACTCATATTAATGATAATATTTTAGGTAAATTTTATAGAAAAGATTTTATAGATCCAAACGATTTAAATAATTTGGATACCAGCAAATAATTTCATATATTGATACCCATGATTAATCAACTATTAGTTACATTAGTAAACTCTATATTGGGTACAGGTAAAAAAACTGCTAGGGGTAATTTAGCATATAATTGTCCTTATTGTAATCATCATAAACCTAAATTAGAAATTAATTTTACTGAAAATAAAGAAGGTTTAAATCCTTGGCATTGTTGGGTATGTGATAAAAAAGGTAAATCAATTATGCCTTTATTATATCAAACAAAAGCACCTCCTAATAAAATAGCAGAAGCTAAATCATTAGTAAAAGATACTTCATCTAATGTAAAATATAACATAAAATCAGCTGATGTAATTAAATTACCAACAGAATATATATGTCTAGATCAACAAAATAACAATAGTATAATAAAAAAACACGCTATAGCGTACTTAAAAAAGCGAGGTATTACTTCCACGGATTTTATAAAATATAATATTGGTTATTGTGAAGAAGGAATATATAAAAATATGATAATTATACCGACTTATGATAAAGATGGTATGTTAAATTATTTTATTGCACGTTCTTTTGAAAAAGAAGCATTTATAAAATATAAAAACCCACAAGTATCAAGAGATATAATACCTAATGAACATTTTATTAATTGGAGCCTACCAGTTATTTTATGTGAAGGGGTATTTGATGCTATAGCTATAAAAAGAAATGCAATACCTTTATTAGGTAAAAACATTCAGAGTAATTTAATGAAAAAATTAATTACTACTCAAGTAAATAAAATATATATTGCGTTAGATAGGGATGCAATAAAACAAGCTTTACGTTTTTGTGAATTATTATTAGCAGAAGGTAAAGAAGTCTATCTTGTAGACATGCAAGATAAGGATCCAAGTGAAATGGGTTTCCTTAATTTCACCAAATTAATCCAAAATACTCCTTCATTAACCTATTATAATTTAATGGAGAAAAAACTATCTTTATGATAAAAAAATCGTATAACAGAATTTTAGAAATTTCTGATGACCACAAACAAATTACTTTACCTGATTCAAGGTACTACAGACGTAATGGTGAATTTTATCCCTCTATTACTTATGTTTTAAACTGTTACCCAAAAGGTAAATACTTTCAGGATTGGCTTAAAAAAGTAGGCCATTCAGCTGACTGGATTGTTAAAAAAGCAAGTGAAGAAGGTACTAAAGTACATGAAATGATTGAAGAATACTTTACAGGTACAGAATTAACTTATCTTAATAAAGAGGGTTATCCTAAAATGGATCCTTTAGTTTGGCAAATGTTTTTAAGATTTGTTGATTTTTGGGAAACACATAACCCTACCTTAATTGAAACAGAAGTACATTTATTTAGTGAAGAACTTAAAGTAGCTGGTACTTGTGATTTAATTTGTGAAATAGATGATGAATTATGGGTTTTAGATTTTAAAACATCAAATCATTTACAAACTACTTATGATTTACAAGGAGCAGCATACGCTCAATGTTACAAAGAATGTTTTGGTAAAACAGCTGATAGAGTAGGTGTATTATGGTTAAAATCAAAATCTAGAGGTGTAGATAATTCTGGTAAGCGTTTAAAAGGTAAAAATTGGGAAGTATATGAATCACCAAGAACACAAGAAGAAAATATAGATATTTATAAATCAGTAAAAAGTATATTTGATATTGAAAATCCAAAACATAAACCTGCAACAACTTCATTTAAAACTACAGTAAAAAGATCCTCCTAATATTTATAATAAAACGTATAAATGGGATTTTTTAGAGGACCAAATATTATATTAGATGGATTAATTTTATATGCAGATCCTGCAAATATTAAATCTAATGAAGGTGGGATAAATATGGCGGATTTAATGGGTAATTATAGTGATCAAACCTTTACTCCAACAGAAATGACTATAGAGGGAGATCCTAAAATTATAACATCAACTGGCGATGGTGGTAATTTTCGTTTTTTAAGAACAGCGGGTAATATTGATTGGGCAACTACAGAATGGTCTGTATCAGCTTGGGGATTAAGAGATACTTCTACAGCTAATGAAAGTAGAATGTGGGATTTAATGAATGTTGGTAATGGTCATTTAAGATTAACTTTAGATAGTGTACCTGATTTAAATTTTAGACCAACGGCTGGATCTAGTAATAATTTAGTATCTGGTGGTATTTCACAAACAGGTAATTGGTATAACATTGTTATTACTAAATCTGGAACAGAATCAGGTGGAGACGCTGATTATGTAATGTATAACAATGGATATTCAGTTGCTAGTAATACTTCAGCTGCTTTAGTCACAGATGTAAATTTTAATTATATTATAATAATGAGATCTCCAGATGACGACCAAGGAAATACAGTATCTTGGGATGGTGATTTTGGACCTTTTGCTGTTTATAATAGAGTTTTAACTGCTGGTGAAGTAAAGCAAAATTATGATGGACTAAAAACTAGATTTGGATTAGATATTAAAGCTTAAGATTATAATGGGAACATTTGGAGGACCAATATTAGAAAGAGTAACTGATTCGTATGGAGAATGGGTAAAAATTTTTCGTAATGATACATCTACTGGAGATTTTTTTTCAAGTGCTAATGGTTGGGAGGAAGCTTACCAATCTAATACTAGCGATACTAATAGTAATAAGTACTCTATTTTATCTTCTTGGGGTAGGTTTTTAAGAAATGATAAATTTACTTTAAAATTAGATTATCCTAATGATAGTATAACTAATATATGGTCACAAACCTCAAACCCTGTAGATTCAGATGGTAGTGGGGGTGTGGATGGTTATGTTGCTATAGACATCGAATATTCAGGAGTTGGATGGGGAGGATTAGAAAGATATGATAATTCAGGTAGTTCATTTTTAGATGGTACTTTATCACCACAAAGTAATTGGTATTTTGCTATAGCAGGTAATCAATGGAGTGAAACAAACCATTTTCCAGGTCCCGGAATAGCAGTACAATTAGTTGAATTATGGATGTTATATAACCCAGCGACTACATAATGTATGCAGGACCACACGTAATAACAGATGGATTAGCTTTATGTTGGGATCCTGCTAATCCTAAATCATACCCGGGATCAGGTACTTCTATTAATGATTTAATAGGTAGTAATACAACTATTACTCAAACAAATGGTACTATAGCTGAAGCAGGAATAAGTGGTTCTACATCAGTTTTTACTAGTACTTATGATAGTGGGTATTTAGGTGGAACTTATAAATTAGCTTTTACTTATAATGCTTCAACAGATTTAGCTGCTATAGTAAATGTTACTAGTGGAGGATGGACTATAGAAGAATGGATAAATATAAAGGGATTAGATTATCCTCAAACCCCAGCAGGTTCAGTTTTTTCATCCCCAGCTTATGGAACAGGTGCTGTAGGTTTTGATTGGAATCATGGTAATTCTATGGGTATGGGTACATTAAGAGTTGGGGCATCTGATGGTGGAGGTACTGGATATGAAGTTAATGATTATTTAACCGTAGATACAAATTTATCAATATTAAATAAATGGCAGTGTAGACAAATTATTTGGGATAGAGATAATGGAGAAATAAGAAATCATATAAATGGAATACTTCAAGATACAGGTGACATTTCTTCTTTAACAAATTCTTTATATGATGGGAGTGGAGCAACTATTGGAACTTTGTATGGGTGGTATCATTATGGAGATAGAAGTTTAACTAAAATTTATAATAGAGTTCTATCACCAACAGAATTACAACAAAACTATAATGCACTAAAAAACAGATTCGGACTATAATGTATACAGGACCACACATAGTAACAGATCAATTAGTACTTGCAATGGATGCTGCCTCTAAAAGATCATACCCAGGTACAGGAACTACTTGGTTTGATTTAAGTGAGAATGGCTATAATAGTAACATGGGGGCTGGGGAAGACGAGGTCACATGGAACAACAACGGTTATATGTCATTTGCTGGTAATGGTGCAAGAACTTCATCTCCTGTTGGTGAACATATTACTTTAAATAACACTGCTACTACTACACTTGCATCAACTAAACCAAATGGTGTTACTTATTCTGTATGGATGAGATTTACTGGTAATCAAGCAAATGGCCATGGTATATTTGTTGGTGGTACAACAATAAATCATTTAGAATACAGATCATCAAACATAAATAATGGTGGTTATTGGAGAACAGAGGCTACAACACAAAATGGTTATAGTTTTGGAGGTGGTGGTAACAATGCAGATGGGGGACATACTTTAGATGAATGGTTTAATTTGACCTTAGTATTTGCTAATAATGAAACCAACCACCCTGTCAGATGGTATAGGGATAGTGAATTATTTTATACTGGCTATATGTCAAATGGAACTGGTGGAGATTCTGAGTATTTTATACCTAACACATTTGGACGTTCTACAGGAACTAATACCTATCAATATGTACAAAGTTTCAAGGGTGATTTGGGGAATTTATATATATATAATAAAGCCCTAACAGCAGCAGAAGTAACACAAAATTTTAACGCACAAAAATCAAGATTTGGATTATAAATCTCCGCGTAAAAATTTGGTTACCTGAAGGAGGGTTCGTATATTTACCATGTAAATAAGGCAAAACGCCGGAAAACAAAAAATAAAGGTTATATGAATATTAGAGAGCAATTACAAAAAGGTGATGTAAGATTTACAGTTAAAGGTATTACTTCTTATGGTACAAATGAGAATGGTGAGTATGGAAAGAATCCAAAAATATTTAAAGTAAGTAAAAAAGCTGATTCAATTAATGTAGATGAATTCCTTTCAATTAGTGGTATGAATGTTACTAAATGGGGTCCTACCTGTGTTACATTATACACATATGATATGTTAGGTAAGAAATCAATAGGTAAAATTAATTATAAATTAATTACAATAATAAAATAATATGGATAAAGAATTAAAAGAACAAATTTATACTTTAATAATGGAAACTTTAGAGGATTTAGAAGAACCACTAATGTATGATCAAGAAGAAAATATTCTTAAAATTAATAGAGCTAAAGAAAAATTAAATCAATTAAAAACAAAATTAGAATGGATGTAATGAACTCAGAAGAACTATATGCAGCAGAACAAGAATATAACCGTGCACAAGAAATTATGCAAAAAGATGTTATGACTGTAACTAAAGAAGAGTTGGAATTTTTACAGTATATGAATATGATATAAACATTCATATTTATAACATATAATATTATAATATGGAATTAATTAACGAAATAAAGGGTAGCCCTAAAGCTATTATACTAGCAGGAGCACCAGGTGCAGGTAAAGGATATGTCTTAAAAGGTTTAAATTTAGGAGGTTTAAAAATAATGAATATTGATAATATCTACATTGATATGCTTAAACAAGCAAATGTTTCATTAGATTTAAAAAATGCAACACCTGAAGAAAGAAGTAAACAAGCTAAAGCAATGGCCGATGCTAATAAACAATTTAAAGGTGATATAGCTACTACAATTGAAGGTAAAGAATCATTTATATTAGATGGAACAGCTTCATCATCTAAACAAACAATGAAATTAAAAGATGAATTAGAAGAAGCAGGATATGAAGTATTTATGCTTTATGTTTATACTGATTTAGAACGTTCATTAAAACAAAACCAAGATAGGTTTGAAAAATCGGATGGTGAAGATAGAAGTTTAGCACCTGCTATTGTATTACGTACTTGGGGTAGTGTAACTAAAAATTATGATGAATATAAAAATGCTTTTGGTGAAAATTTTGTTTCTGTTTCTAATACTTTAGAAGATGAAAAATTAGGATCATTAGATGCAATAGTAGATAAATATTTAAAACCTTATTCACCTAAAGATACTAAACCTAAATCACCAGCTAGAGCAGCATATTCAGCTAAACAAAAAGAAAAGGCAAATAAAGAAATTACAGCTTTACTTTCAGATGAAGCAGTAGCAAATATAATTGATAATTCAGTTTCTAAAGAAGAAGCACAAGGAAAACTTAGACAATTTTTAATTTAATGAAATTAGTAGACGAAATACTTAAAGGTTTATTGCCTGAAGATGAAGAAAAAACTGTAGCTATATATGCTGGAGGATTTAAACCCCCAACTAAAGGCCACTTTCAAGTTATAAAACAAGCATTAGAAGAACACCCAGATATAGATGAATTATTAATTTATATAGGTAAAAAAGAAAGAGGTGGTATAACTCAAGCTCAATCTTTACTTGTATGGGAAATTTATGCAAATTATTTACCATTAAAAGTTGAATTAATACCAACATCAACTCCCCCCATAAAAGCAGTTTATAACTATGCTAAAAATAATCCTGAAACTAATGTTTTATGGATAATAGGAGCTAGAGAAGGTGATGAAGAAGATTTTGGTGATATAGCTTCTAGAACTAAAGCTATAAATAATTATCCAAATATTGCTTTAGCAGTTACTGTTACAACAACAGGGGCTTCAGGTACAGCAGCAAGAAATGCTGCAAATATTTCAATTGAAAAACTTACACCATTATTACCATCTGTAATATCAGATAAAGAAGCAGTAGAAGTATATAATATAATAACTAATAATTTAAATGAAAATTTAAATGAAGGTCCACAATTTGGTGTTTTATACCATTTTACCCAATACCTATCAGATGTTTTAGATGATAACATATTAAGGGGTCCCATAAGTTTAACTCGTAGTTTAGACTCATATGCTGCAGAATGGTTAGGAGATCAACCCTATTTTATTCTTGATAAAGATAAATTACGTACTAAATATAAAATTAGACCATTTAAAGACACCTCAGATAACCCTGATTATGAAGAGATAAGTCAATATGATGAAATGGAAGAGGTAATTGATACAGATATTATAAATTTATCTAAATATATAATTAAAGTAGTATTACCTTATTCTGATGAAGAATGGGAAGATGTTTTAAAAGAAAAAGGTATACCTTATGAAATAGGTAAACCATTAAATGAAGCAATTATAGGTGATAAAATTGAATGTGATAATTGTGATTGGTCTTGGAAAATTAAAGATGGTGGTGATGATTTATATATTTGTCATAAATGTGATCATGATAATACTCCTAAATACTCTCCTGGTTGGAAACGTTTAAATGAAAATGCTTCATATTCTAAAGATATAAACTTTAAAAAGAAAATAGTTCAGTTAACTAAACATATGTTAGATAAAGGCATGAATATTAAACCTTTACCTAAAGTAAGATTTGTTGATGGTGATAGTGAAAATGCACGCGATTTTTTCGGTAAAACAGCGTATTATAGCCCAGATGAACAACTTATTGTGTTATATACTGAGGGGCGACATCCTAAAGATATAGTACGTTCATTTGCACATGAAATGATTCATCATATTCAATATTTAGAGGATAGATTAGGCAATATATCTAGTACAAATACAACAGAAGATGACCATTTAGACAAATTAGAACAAGAAGCTAATTTAAGGGGTACAATGACATTTAGAAATTGGACTGATAGTTTAAATGAAGAATATGAAATAAATGCTCCTGAAGCAGAAAATGCTGAAGCTAGCTTTTTAGATGAAGATCAACCAAAAGTTAAAGATCCCTTTGGTTTAAATGCTTATGCTCGTGAATTAGCAACGTTAAGAGAAGATGATATGGAATATAAAATATTTTCGGATATGGATGGTGTAATAACAGATTTTGATGAATCATTTAAAAAGGCATCAGATGGTATAGCACCTAGAGATTATGAAAAAAAGTTTGGAATTAATAAGTTTTGGGAATTAATTGATAGCAAAGGAGTAGGATTTTGGGTAGGAATGCCTTATATGTCTGATGGAGAACAATATTGGAATTATATTAAGGATTATGATGTTGAATTATTATCTTCACCATCAAGATCAGAATCTTCAAGATTAGGTAAAAGATTATGGGTTAGAAATAATATGCCTGGTGTAAAATTAACATTGGCTTACTCAGCAGATAAACAAAAATACGCAGCTCCTAATCACATATTAATTGATGATAGAAAGTCTAACATAGATCAGTGGGTTTCCCGAGGAGGAGTTGGTATATTACATACATCCACTGCTGATACTATTAGACAACTTAAAAAATTAGGTTTATGACAAAATTAAAAAAAGAATTTAAAAGAAAAGATGTTGAACGTCTTAGAAATTTAGTAACAGGTAAATATGGTAATAAAACAACTATAGGAGTAGGTTACAAAAAAGCAGCTGAATTTCATGAAGAGGGAGATATTTGGGAAGAAGATGGTCGTAAATGGACTATTAAAAAAGGTATAAAACAAAATATAACTAAGTTAGATTCTGCTAAAAAAGCACACGTAATGCCTTTATTATGCCCAGAATGTAATAGAATAATGAATCATTCTAATCATAAAGCATTTTATCAAATCCATAAAAAATGCCATGATTGTGTTACTGATATGGAAACCAAAATGATGATAAAGGGCGATTATGATGAATATACTAGAAAAATAAAAAATAATGAAATCGATAATAAAATAAAAGATTTTAAAATTTGGATTAAAGAAAAAGTAAAAGAAAATGATACTTTTGTTACAGAACAAGGAGATGTTGAAAAATGGGTAGGAAAAGTAGATCAAGATAAAGTTGATGAGCATGTAAAATCTGTAATAGACTACTTAGAAGGATTAAAGACATAAGAAAATCATATATTTATAATAAAGTAAGACAATGAAAGACAATTTTAATTTACACTCTTGGAAATATAACCAACTGATGGAAGAGGTTCGTGATGAAATACAATCTCAAATAGATGGTATTATTCCTTTAATCTCTAAAATAGATTTTACTTATACTGATTTTGGTAGATTATATAAAATTCAAGTATATGATGAAAGTGGTGATGAATTAACTATTAAAGATGAAAAAGATTATAGGGGAGAAAGAAGATTTGATGATGACGATATCCGTTATGTAGCTAATAAATTGGGAATTCAAGTAGATTCTACTTTTGGGGGAAAAGGTTATGATTCTTCCTACTATGCAGATTTAGTACCTGTATTTGATAATATAGGAATTGAATTAAATCATAATGATTCAATGGATATAGATCAATAAATAAATTAATCAATAAATAAACTTAAAAATGAAAAACAAAATATTACTACTATTAATTTCAACATTCTTATTTATAGGATGTGGTAACAATAAAAATGTAGACCCAGCTTTAGCAGGAACAATAACTGATCCTCCAGCTGTAAAAGTAGCACCTGCTGATATGTCTTTAACTGTTATTAATAACACAGGCCATGATCTAGTTGGTGCACAAACTTGGTGTATGACTGGAGCTTGTGACACACCAATTCCTAATGGAGCAAAAGTTAAATTAGAATCCAATATGGTAGACGCTAATACAATTACAATTAAAATGTACCCTCCAGCAGACATCGATCAACCAAATCCTACAACTGGAATATTCCAAATGAATTATCAATACTGGTCAGGAATGGCTCATGTAGTATGTGATAATGAATGTAATCATGGTAATCCTACAGCAAGTCATCCATCAAGCCAATTTGATAATTGGTTATATGTGTGTGAATGGGCACAAGATCCATCACCTAAAAAAGGTGGTATTAATAACACTGTAACATTAACTGTAAAAGCAAAGTAAAAAAACAAGATGGTAAAATTTATAAAATATTTTTTAGTAATAATATTATTATATAGTTGTGGTACTTACCAATTAGCACCTGTAGACAAATGTTGTGAAACTGATGTAGTTTATTTAGATGAAATTAAAGGTGATTCAGTAAATGTATTTACAAGTTTAGATTTTAATACAATTACATTAGATTTTAGACCTTTAAGACCAAGATTTTATTGGGGTCATAATTATGGATATTGGGGGTCAAGACCATTATGGATGGATTTTGATTTTTATTATGGTAATCATTATTCATATTATAATCCTTATTATTCATATTTTAACAGACCATGGAATCATTGGGACTGGTATATGAGACCTTGGATGCCCTCTAATAATTGGAATCAAGGACCATTTAATAACCAAGGTTATAATGTTGTTTATAATTCAAGTAGAAGAAGTAGTCTAATAGAGTCTAATAGAATGTCTATAAAAGATAAAATAGGACAAGCTTCAATGATAGCATCAACTAAACCAAGAGTTAATACAAAACCGGTAATTATAACTAAACCAGTAGTTAATACAAATAAACCTACATGGAATAGTAACAATAATAGTAATAATATTATAGTAAAACCTAATAATAATAAACCTATTATTAGAAATAATAATTCTAGACCTAGTAATAATTATAATAGACCATCAGTGAATTATAATAATTCTTCAGTAAGGCCCTCAAGCAATACCATTAGAGTCAAGAGTACTTCTAGAGGGGGCAATTCTAACAGAAAAAATTAATATTTATAAATAAAAATATACATAATGGACAACTTTGATTACAAAAAATACTTAAAAAGTAACAGAATTAATGATGAAGCTGAAAAGGTTAACATCATATCTGAAGCTAAAAAACAAGGATACGACGATAGAGAAGACGAATCTTTAGGCATGCGTAAAGGTGCTGAAAAAGACAAAAAACAATCTATGAAAGATCGTAGAGAGGATTCTTATGGAAAATTTGGTAAGCGTGATGCTGAAGCAAAAGGTAAAGCAAAAGGACCTGGTAAAAATAAAATCAATAAAGAAAATGTTGATTTAAACATGGAAGAAGATACTGTTGATGAAATGTATGGTAAAAAATATGAAGAAGATGACGTAAAATCTATGTCAGAAGATGCTCGTACTGATGCTGAACAAGAAGGATATAAAGATGGATTTGATGACGCTAAAGATGACGTTGAAAATGCACTTAAAAAAATGAAAGTATCTGAACTTAAAGCTAAAATTAGAGAAAATATCCTTTCTACACTATCAGAAGCTGAAGAAGATGTTGATGTTGATATTGATGTTGAAGATAAAGTAGAAGTAGATGCTGAAGCTGATGACATCGAAATTAAAAGACCAGGAGTTAAAGCAACAATAGATGTTGGTTTATCACCAGAAGAAGAAGTAGTACAAGATTCTTTAAAAGCTGCTATGGATGCTGCAAGTCAATTAGGTAATGACAAATTAGCAGATCAGATAGGAAATACAATTACATTTTTCACTAGAGAATATGTAGTTGGCAATAGAACAGATTAGTACATGCTTAATGAACGTAAACTTACGGAAAGAGAACTAGGAAAGCGAGAAGAAGCAATCAAAGGTTTAATGTCCAATAAACGAAAACTAGTTAAAAAGTACGGTAAGGATGCGGAAAAAGTAATGTATGGTATAGCAACTAAACAAGCTAAAAATAAAGTAGAAAGCATGAATAAAGAAAAAATCAGAGAATTAGTTAAACAATCCCTTCTTAAAAAAGAGGGATTTGTTAATACCACCCCATTAGGTGAACCAGAAAGTGGCCAAGAAATAGATGTTGACACAGGATTTTCAGGTAGAGCTGATTATGGTGCTGAAGACAAATATTTAGGGGGAGAAGACGAAATTGAACAATCTGCAGCTAGTACTCCTCCATCTGGAAGAGCAACTTTCCTACCAGGTGTTCCAACACCAACAGAAGAAAATGTAGAAATACCTGCTTCAACAATGGTTAAGTATAATAGTGTAGTTAAAGATGCTAAAACAGCAGCTGAATCTATACTTGCTTTTTATGACCAAATGATAGAAAAAGAAACTATGGATTTTTCAAAAAACCCAAAAATGAGAGTTGCCTTAAATAGTTTAAGAGATCTAGTAAAATCAGAAGATAAAGAAGATTTAAAAGAAGGTCATGGTTTAGGTCAAAAAGATTTAGATACTCTAGAATCACTTAGAAATCAAATAGAACAAGGAACATTAGATAGCAAAAAACAAGATGCATATGTTAAAGTTCTTGATTTTTTAATTAAATCAAATATACTACAAGATAAAACAAAAGATTTATCTAAAGGCAAAGTAGATGAAGCAATTAACCCAGAAGTATCTCAAAAAGTAAATGCTTTTATTAAAGCAATGGCTAAAAGATATGACTACTCAGAGCAAGATGCTATATTTGCTATTATGACTGTTTTAAAACAAAAAGAAGATGTTAATTATTTAGATGAAGTTGGTGGGTATGATAGAAAAGGTAATAAAGAAATGGATAACGATGATAAAGGTTTGAAAAAAAGACCACAAGCAGGAATATCAGCTTTATTAAAATCCGCAGTTAGAGAAAAACTTACTAAAAAATCATCAGTAGAAGACCATGTAGATGATTTTAAAAAATCAGATGCTAAACAATTTAAAGGTAAATCCTTAAAAAAAATTAAACAAATGGCTTTAGCTTCATTTCTATCTAAACAAAATGACTAATGACATCAACAGAACTAAGAGATAAAATAAAGGTACTTGTAAAAAAAGTATATAGTGAAAAATCAGTATCTAATGATGCTGCTGTAGCTTATGATGAGTTAACAAAGTTTCCATTACTTAAAGATGTTATAGTAGATTTATTAACTCATGAATTTGATTCTTTTTTAGAAGATATAGAGTGGGTTTCTCCAAGACCAACAGTATTTAGAATTTTATTACTTAATGGGGAATCTTTCCTTTTAATGTATACTGAAAAAAGTTGGATTGCTACTGTAGAAGGTAAAAAATATTATCTATTAAATTTAGATGAAGAAGAAAATTGTGCATTAGCAATAGGTCGTATTCTTCAATATGGAACAAATAGTGGAGCAGATGTTAAGGGAGAAGAAAGTGAAAACGAATCAACACCTGAAGTCGAAGACGAAGTAGATGTTGATGTAGACGTAGAAGCATAATGGATGGATTCGATAAATTTTTTAAAAAATATTCATATAAATTTCCAAAAGGATACCCTGATTGGAATAACAAACAAGACGTTTTATTATTTAACACTATATTAAAAGAAGATCTTAATATTGATATAGTAAGCGAAGCAACTACTACCGCAACAGAAGATTTACACGAAATATTTACAGCTATGTTTTTAGCTGGGATGAAAGATTATAGTAAAGAAGATTTTATTGGTTTAGAAAAAGATGAATGGGCTTCTATAGCAGCATCTTTAGGATTATTAGAAAATCCAAAGGAGCATAGTGATCTTATAGATAAATATTTAAGTAAAACAAATCCTTTTAAACCTCTTGATGATAAAACTATAAATAAATATTATGATCTTTTTCTTGATGCTAAATCAACAGCTAATGAATTAAATAATAAATTATATTCAGGTGGAGGTTTAGAATCTGTTGGAAGAGTATTTGGAACAGGAGTAGATGGTAAAAAATTAAAAGGTGACATTTATATTAAACAAAATGTCCCAGGAGTTAAAGCTGATTTAGTAGATGTATCTTTAAAATATGGAAAAGGACAATTTAATAGTTTAAGTGCAACAAAAGTTTTAGCTGCATTATATGACATTCCAGAAGAAGATTTAAAAGGAGAAGGTAATGGTTTATTAGGTCAATTATATGACAAAAAATCAGAATATAAAAACGCTATTGATAAAGGAGTAAGAGATTACTTAAATTTTGTACTTAAATATTATAAAGAAATCCCTGAAGGTAAAATTAAACCAGAATATATAAGTGTATTAGATGATTTTAGTAAATCAGGAAAAGCAAATAATATAACTTGGCCAGAATGGAGAAAAACAAATAAAGAAATAAAAACTGCTTTTAGAAAAGCTTTATCTGCACCCCCATTAACATCATTAAAAAGTGAAGAAGGTGAATTTGAAGATAGTAAAAGATTAGCAGTTAATAGAACTATAGAAGACTTTTTAAAAGATTATAATGTAAATGAAGTACAAGAAGATATTCAAGACTTACTTATTTACATATTAGGAGCAGGTGAAAATAGTTATTTTTATGCTGCTGAAGGAGGTGGAAAAGCATTTTTTGTTCCATCTCAAAAAAGAATTAGAAGTAGAGAGTATATTTTAGATACTCAAATAGCAACCCTTAAAGGTGGAGAAGAAAGTGCTAATTATGTTGTAGATGTTATAGTTAAAGATAAAGAAACAGGCGAACCTTTATTTTTATTTGATGTATATTTAAGATTTGCAGGAGTAGATGGTCAGTATACTAGTGATGTAGCACAAAAAGGAGCAAAATTTAAAGTAATGGATGCTTGGAATAAAATTTACTTCGATAATTAATATGTATAATAAATAGAATACTATGTGTCAAAAATGTGGATGTAATACTTGCGAAACAGAAATAAAAGGACCACTTTTAACTGAAAGCAAAACTAAAATAAAATCTTCATTATCTGAAGGT